TTTTTTCTCTTTTTGTTTTTGTTTTGAATTGTTTTGTTTTTGTTTGAGTTTGTTGTTGCTCTGTTTTGCCTGGGGTTTGATTCTTTTGCTTTTTGTTTTTGGGTTGTTGTCTTGCTGTGCTTGTTTTTGTTTCTGTTTTTGTTCTTGTTTTTTGTTTTTGGTTTCTATCTTTTTGTCCCGTTTGGTTTGTGCCACTTTGTCCTGGCCTGTCTTGCTGTTCTTCGGTGGCCTGCTCGCCCCGGCCGGTCTGCCCTGCCCCGTGCTGCCATGTCTGCCTTTCGTGGTCCGCCCTCCTCCCTTCTGCTGCGCTCCGCCTTGGCTACTTTGCAGTCTGTGTTGTGTTTCCCAGTCTTGCCCCTGTCTCTGCTGTGCGTGGCCTCCAGCGGATTCTGGGCTCTCTCCTCTGGCCCGATGTTGTAGAGTAGTTGTAAATACAAAGTAGAAGGTAGAGGGAAAAGGTTTTTTAAGCAGTAGGAAAAGGAAATGAAGTGATATCAGCATTGTCTACAGTAGAAGCTAGAATGCACTAAGATATATAATAAATGATTAGCTTTGGCACACAAAGTTGTCTATAAAAGGAACAAAGTAAGATGCAGGCACGATAGCAGCTAACATTCTGGTTAAGTAAGATTACACAAGCTTGGAGAACTTAGTAAGAAGGGCTGCAGCATGCTTTCCCTTTTTCTTCTCCTCCTCCACCTCCTCCCTTGCTCTTCGGTACTCTTCCCTGATTTCTTCAAAGGGGACTGCCTGATAGCCTGCTCGTCGTTTTAAGAAACAGCTAATCAAAAATCTGAAAATGCCAGGACCAAAGAAAATTGATAAGAACACAGCAAGCCCAATAATGACTATGAAGATCAAGCCACCAACTAAACCTCCAAAAACACGCCGGACCATGTCACCGAAAGAGAGCCAAAAGCTGGAGATGTTGGATGTTAAACAGTACCAGTATGAGTCTCCACAAGTGGCATTCGAGGTTGAGTGCAGTGTTACCCTATTCTCAAGAAGCACTTCCTCTTGTGGTTTTAAGTTCAAACCCACACAGGTTCTTACAGGTACGTCTTCATCAAGAGTCTCTTTCACCTCCAAGCACATCTCTTTAACCTCATGTGATGCAAAGAATCTAGATTCGATGCTCTCGACGCGGTCTGACCTGGCTATTATGGACGATGACGGTGCAATGATGTCAGTGTCAGTGGATACCAAATGCATGGAGAACTGGTCTGGACTGCTAATTGAGAGCCGTACGACACACGTAAAGCCGATTGAGCACCCAAAGCAGCCTTCACAGTGGTTTAGTTCTAGCTTCACACCTTCTGGTCGTACCTTTTTAGCTTTTAAAGTCAGCCCCTGCACGTCTAGTAGTACTTGAATCTGGCCTCCACCCCAGTTAGGTCTGGCTTTGAGGTTGAGTGTAGGTGGACCATTTTCAACTCTTATTTCCTCAGTGTGAAAAAAGAAGTCCCCTGAAGCATTTCCAGAATTCCAGGCATTTCTGAAGGCTTCAGCATTGTGCTCAACAACCCCTGTTGAATGGCAGTCAGGCCAGTGCCCAGTATGGCAGGTGTAATATGTCGAAGTACCTGCCCATGATATCCAAACACCTGTGCTGTTCTCAAATTCAGGTCGAATGTCACCCTTTATGTTGATGTGGTCACCATCTAGGAGCCCTTCGATGTTATAGTACTGAACATCGCCAACTGGGCCATGTGTACATGACTGGATCTCACAACCCATCTTGCCGTCTACCATCTTGACCTTTCTAGCTAGGTCAAAGATAGGCTGTTCAGGTGTTTTATGGAACATCAGAACTGTTTTTGGAAGTTTTTTTTCAATGCCAGTTGGGTCAGAGAACTGCACCGAAATAGGTCCTGCTTGAAGCACTGAACCAGCAGAGACAACCTGGCATATTCTATCTGAGGCACTGGACTCCAGACATGCTATAACAGGAGTGTCAATATATTCAAGCTCCCACTTGGTGACGAACCAGTCATGAAAATACTCAGTTACAGACAGTGCACAGCACACACATCCAGTGCCAATTTCCCAGCACCAGGTTGGATTACACCTCCAGTTAGTAAAATGCTGATAGCTGTTGTAGGTACAGAGTTTGTGGCTGCAGTCACAGTTGTGTGGACAGTCACCTTTGCACCTACCATGCATCCAGTTGCCGACTATTCTGTCACCGGTTGCGTACATAAACCTGGTAGAGTACTGCTGTGTGAAATCGAGGATGGAAATAAAAACTCTTCTTACCTCACTGCTTTTTTCATTCTTTATTTCCCACATCAGTCCAGTACCAACTTCCAGTTTTAGCACAGCTTGAGACTTGCCATTGATGGTCACATGGTCATCTGTTGCTGAAACTTCATTCCAGGTCAGTGAAATGTGACTGCCACTGTAAGAAGGGCTGTAGGCATCACCGACGTGCAGAGAGCCCCATGGTGCAGTAACATCAATGGATCTCCTCATGCTATGCTCAGGACGATTCAATTTTTTCCTTTGGACTTGCTTAGTTCTGTTGGATGCTTCCATTAGTTTTTTTATGAAAAGGCCTGGGTCTTCCCAAAGCATGAGTTTCCGTGACTTATGCCCTTCTTCATGGGGATCACATGCACAGTCTGTTTCAGTTTGTGCACAGCTGATGTCGCAGAAGTCGACAAACTTCACTTCTTCAGACCAAATGTCCTGACCTGGTGCAGTGTCCTTTAGCGCAGAAACTGGGTGCACACAAAGGTACATGAGGACAACAATGCCCACCAGCCATGCAACTTTGGCACTTATGGATGAGAATGCATTCATTGCTGCAAGTGCCACTCTAATCCAGGCTGGGATCAGTTTGACTGCTACAGCCTCGTTGTCCTCTTCTGAACACTTCTCTTTTTGCACGCAGTCTTTCACATGAATGGCCAGCCTGTCTCTACTTTGTGATAGCCTGCAGTAAGGGCACCTTCCATTGTTGCAATTTTCATGTCTTTGCCAGTGATATCTGGAGGGAACAAACTGGTTGCACTTCTCACAAATACCTCTGCTTGGATCATTCCTAACTCTTATGTACTTGAAGCACATTGTAACGAGCCTTACAATTAGGCAGAGAAATAAGACAACTACCCTCCAAACCATATATCCCAATAGGTACCAGGCAGCAAGCAGATAGACTGCTGTTGGTCGGAAGCTCATTCGACAAACCCATACAGGCAGCCTACCGTATTCAGCCAAAGGGCACTTGGTGTCCATTACTGAAGAGACAAAATGATGGGTTTCTCCGTTGGGGCAAATAATGACTGCACTCTTGCCTCTCAGGGTGAAGGAGCACTCACCACTACAGTCCTCTAGGAGATGTTCTTTGTCTGTTGTTACTTTCACTGGGCCTCTAAGTTGAGTGTGAACTTCAATGCATGTTTTGCCCTTAGGGCACGAATCTGAGACCTTGCTGAATGTGCAACTGCTGCTGTCATTTGATACTGCTAGGGGATCAGTTGGGCACTGCACCTTAGCGATCGATCTAGAGACCGAATAGCAGCCATGCTCCTCCCCCATCAGGTGATTTGCAACATGGGTCCCATTACAGAAAGCCTTGTAAGGTCCTGGCTTAGAGTGGCCGACAGCGTGAACTTGATATTTTATGGCAGAGATTATTCTTGTGCCTGTGTTGCACCTTCCCTTCAACCCTCCCGCGTCCAGAGAAAGAAGACGTCTGTTTGCTCCCTTGGGTGGCACTGGAGGCTTGAATGCAAAGGTTATCCTTTCAGCCTTGAAAGGTTTTATCTCACCGGGCTTCCTGAAATGTTGCTCAGGGATGGAACATAGAGTTATTTCGCACACACTATCCAGGTCATGTTGGTTGAGTATCACATGTACTACTGGGTAGGTAGAGTTGACTTCATCCTCTGTGGGGATGTAACTGCCCAGCTCGGAAAGCATAGAAATTTGTCCATGATTTTCCGCAGTTGCCTTGCAACCTTTGGTCTCGATGCCTAGGAAAAGAGTGGTATATGCGACTATTATGGTTGGTTCCTGTCTCTGGTACTGTACTTCTATGTTGAATGACTTAAATGCTTGGTTAACAACCCTTCTTTCTCCTGTACATTGCAAATTAAAGTATTCGTTCTCCACGAACCCAGTCCACTTTGGAACAGCAGGTTTCTTCGGTGTGTTGATGTAAACTGATCCTGTGTAGTTGTTGGCAAGATTTTGCTCAAACCCTCCTAGACCTGTTAGTGTCAATTTGATGCCAGTATTCAGGGCTACTTCCACATTCTTAGTCAGCCACTCCCACGCTTTACTGGTGTCCAGTTTCTTGAATTCTTGCCTTGCCCTTTCATACTGCACGCCAGATGTGAACACTAAATTCAACATGTCCCAGTCTCGCTTTAGTTTGCTACTGTTTGGAATTAGGATGGTCGTCATACGTCCACCCCAGTTGGCAAAGTTCTTTGAAGCCTTGTCTATGATGGTCAGTGAAACATTCTTCCCCATCTTGATCACCAACTTTGTGACGTCAGTCAGGTTTACCCACAGAGTGGAAGGCTGGCTTGTTGGCGAAGGTAGAGTGGTTGGGGCCGTTTCCGTCGAGGTCTCTGTTGAGTTGTTTGTGACTATGGGTATAAACAGTGTGAAGGCCAAGATGGAGCTTCAAAAGTTCACTTGGCTCATCATTGCCTTCACACTGTTT